TACAAGGCCACATGCACAGATGAGGGTGAGCTTGACTTGAGCGTCTTTAAAGCTCAGGGTGCATGGCCACAGACAAGGCTTGACAACTCAGCGCTTTATGCTGACACTAAAGCTGACGTGATGGAGAAGCTCGACGATTGATGGAGGATAGAACCGCCTGACATCTCAGAGGCTTCATGAGAAAGCTAGACTACCAAGCTGACCAAGAGGAAGCGCCTCGCCATATGCGAGCGCTTCACCCTCGTTTCTCTGTGAGAGGTATCACAGGGACTCAGCTTAGCGGTGGAATGATCTCAGGCTATGAGCGCAACGCCTCACTCACAGGGCTCAATTGGGTGAGGGAGGCTGAGGACATGCTGAGGACTGACCCTGTGGTCAGGCGCTCATGGCATATGCTACGCCAAACCCTCCTCTCAGCAACTTGGCGCTTTGAGTCTGCTATGGAGGGCGATGCTGTCTGTGATGAGCTCGCCCGTTTTGGCAATGAGGCGTTTGGTCTTGATGGCTACGCTGGGCAGATGGCCCAAAGCTTTGAGGAACAGCTCAGCTATCTCCTTGAGTTTGTCCCCCTTGGTTATCGCTACGCTGAGGAGGTCTACAAGGTTGGACCTGACTATGAGGGCAAGGTTAAAGTCTGGCTTGACCTCTACGCTGACCGTGAGCCAAGCGCTCACTTGAGGTGGCTCAGCCGTGACAACCAACAGCTTGATGGAGTGCTTCAGCATGTGGTGGGCGTGGGGAAGGTTCCTGAGCCTATCCCAGCCAACAAGCTCCTTCTCCTCACCCTCAACCGTACAGGCTCTAACTTTGAGGGCTCTGGTATGTTGCGCCCTGTGTGGTGGTGGTGGCGTACCAAACAGAAGGTGTCAAACCTCATGTGTGTTGGTGTTGACCGCTGGGCGGTCCCCACACCAAGGGTCAAGGTGGACAGGTCAGTGGCGGAACTCCAAGGTCTGACTGACTCAGACATCAACGCCATGATTGATGAGGCTGAGGCTCAGGCTCAGGCGTTCCTTGCAGCTGAGCAAAGCTATCTCATTGATAACCCTGTAGTGAGCTTTGACCAATACGCCGCTACGCCTAACCTCTACGCTCAAGGCCCGCTTGATATTATCCGAGAGTGTGACAATCAAATCAGCCAAGCCTTCCTGGCTCAGTTCGCCAACCTAGGCATAACTGACACAGGAGCGCGCTCAGTGGGTGAGGTACATCTAAGTGTATTCAGGCGAGCTGCTATCAATCTCTGTGATGTTGTGGCCTCTGCTATTAGCGGCGTGGATCGTCGTGGTGGTGGAACCATAGGAAGGTTGATTAGATGGAACTATGGACCTGTAGACCCCTCCAAGCTTCCAAGGCTAGTCCACACAGGACTAGACACAGACGACCTGGCAGAGTCTTTGGCCATGCTTCCACAGCTAGTCACCTCAGGGCTTCTCACGCCAGACAACGAGCTCGAGCGCGCCATAAGGGAGCGTCTAGGGGCTGGCGACCTACCAGAGGAAGCACAGCGATCAGCGCTAGAGAGAACAGTAAGCGCCGCTAGCTCAGGCGGTGGCGTGGCCGCGCTCGCTGAGGCCGCCATCAGGAGGCGTAAGCATGGCTAGGACCAAAGCCCAAACGCCAGCGCCTCCCTCAGATAGGGTCAAGGGCTCCTCAACCAACCCTAAGGGCTCAGCCTCAGGCAAGCGTGGTGGGATTGAGATCAGTGAGAGCGTGGCGCGCGCGCTTCAGGGCATGGTGGACAAGCACAATGACCGCTATAAAGCCAAGTCCAAGAAGGTTGATCTAGGCTCACTCAAAGCTGTGTTCAGGCGTGGCGCGGGTGCTTTTAGTGTTAGCCATCGCCCAGGGATGACTAGGAATCAATGGGCTTACGGCAGGGTCAAAGCCTTCCTCAAGCTAGTGGGTACAGGTCAACGTAAGGAAGCTTACACAGGTGACCTTGACTTGCTACCTAGTGGCCACCCTCAAAAGACTGAGGCCAAGGCTGAGCTCATGGCACCTCAGAAGTATAGTCACATTGACTTCAAGCCACCTGAGGGAGCCAAGAAGGCAGCTGAGCGCGCGCTTAGGAGGCGAGCACAGAAGCCACAGAGTCAGAGGGGGATGACCCCTGTAGGTATCGCCCGCGCTCGTGACCTCATAGCTGGTAAGAACCTCAGCCCTGAAACAGTCAGGCGCATGTTGGCTTACTTCACCCGCCATGAGATCGACAAGGAAGGCTCTACTTGGGAGAGCTACGGCAAAGGCCGCCAAGCGTGGGACGGATGGGGTGGAGACGCTGGCTATTCATGGGCGCGAAAGGTGGTGAACCAAATGAACGCCGCAGACAAGAAAGCAACCTTGAGGGCTTATGGCGAGGCTGTACAGCTCAGCGCTGTTCCCTCTTATGATGTCCCTGAGGGTCTGACCATTGGTAAGCCCTTCAAGACCTTGGCGCTTGGTCAAGTGAGCTCACGGATGAGTGGTGAGGCCATTGGCGCTCCAATCTCCAAGGAGCTCCTTGAGGAGATGGTTAGGGTCTATCGTGAGCGCCGTGACGCTGACCCTGTCATCATTGATTGGCAACATGCCACCTCACCCTTCCAAGGTGGGACGCCCGCGCCACCTGAGAGCGGGAACGCCCTTGGGATGATCGTTGAGCTTGAGCTTAGGCAAGATGGGCTATATGCCATCCCCGCTTATAACGAGCGTGGTCTTAAGGTCGTTCAAGACGCAGGTGGGGTTCTGTGGAGCTCCCCTGAATATCTACATGGTGAAATCTTCACTCGTGATGGTGGTGAGAAGGTGGGCGATGCTCAGCTCCTCGCTGTCACCCTAACCCCACGCCCTGCTCAGTCTCATTCCAAGATTGATCGGGTCACTTTAAGCGAACAGGAGCAACTAATGGACTTTGAGAATATGTCCGTAGATGAGCTCAAGGCCGCGCTCGCCGCTAAGGACGCGATGGTCAAAGAGCTAGAGCAGAAAATGAAAGACCTCACAGAGGAGGCTGAGGCTTCCCTGGTTGGCGAGTATGAGTCTGAGGAGATGGCTGAGAAGCCCTCTGAGGATGACAAGCCTGAGGAGATGGCTGAGAAGCCTGAGGACGAGAAGGCCAAGAAGATGAGCGAGCCAGCCACGCTCTCTGAGAAGGCGGAGCCTAACCTCCTCGCTGAGGTCATGGCGCTACGCGCTCAGAACACCAAACTCAGCGAGCGCCTAGAGGTCATCGAGGCTGAGAAGCGTGACGTTGAGCGCCGTGAGGCTGTCAGCGCCCTTCTCCGTGAGGGCAAGGTTAGCCCAGCTGAGGAAGGCGCAGCTCAGCGCGCGTGGGACGTCCGTGACACCATGCCTGAGTTTTGGACCATGTTCAGCGAGCGCCCAGCTTCAAGCGCGGTCCCTCTTAATGAGATTGGCCATGGCGCTTCAGGTGAGGAGCTCAACAAGGCCACCCTCGCTGAGAAGGTCAAGGCGCTCGCTACTGAGAAGGGGCTCAACTTCTCAGAGGCTCTCAACTTGTTCCGTGAGCAAAACCCCGATCAATACAACTCTGTGTTCAGCTAAGGAGTTATCACTATGAACCAGATCATTAAGTCCTTTATTTGTGCCTCAGCTGTCACAGAGTTCGCGCTTGTCGCGATTGACAGCGCTGGCAAGGTCGCAATCGCAACCGACCCAACCGCCAACACCATCATTGGCGTGGCTCAGCGTGGCGCTGAGGCAGGTGACCCTGTTGATGTTGTCATCTTCGGTGAGACTCGCGTCATCGCCAATGGAAGCCTCACCCTCACCTCTAACACCGTCCTCTCTGTCACCACAGACGGTGAGGTTCAGGCCGCCGCGTCTACCCACTATCCTGTGGGCTTCACGCTCCCCAACATCAACCAGACCAGCGCCTCAGCTAATGAGCAGATTGTCATCTGCTTCAGCCGTGGCCTTGCTCCTCTCGCTTAATTGGAGGTGATCCACAATGGCTAGCTCATATCGTAATATCCACCCTGTTGACGAGATCCTCTCTAGCCTAGTCGCTGAGGCGGTCCCTTCAGACAATCAACTCATCGCTGATAAGGTCTGTGAGAACGTCAAGGTTCCACAGCGCTCAGGGACTCTCCTCCTCGAGAACAGCCGCAACTTCATGGGCGCGGGTGCAGGGCTTGACCTCGAGCGCGCTCCTGGCGCTTCACGCTCACGCATTGGTGGCTTTGATCGCTCAAGCCTCAATTACAAGTGTGACATCTACAGCGCAGAGGACTCCATCGCGATGGAGGACATTGTTGATTCTCAGTACCCAGGTTCTGAGGAGGCGCGCATTGTCAAGAAGGTCGCTCGCGTCATGAAGCTCGCTAAAGAGAAGCGCGCCGCTGACGTCCTCTTTGACGGCTCCAACTTCAACACCGCAACCTCAACAGCTCAGTTTGGCGGTAAGTTTGACGTGGCGGGCGCTGAGCCTCTGAGCTACCTCCATCAGCTCAAGGACACAGTGTTTGAGAACGCTCATGGCCTCAACGCTGACACGCTTGTCTTGGGTCGTGAGGTGTTCCGTAGCCTTGCACGCTCAGGGGAGCTCCGTGGCTACTTTGGTGACAGCTCACAGGGTGTGGCTGGCGGTGGCTCACTCCTCCTCTCTGATGAGGCGGTCATCAGCGTCCTCCGTGATATTCTTGGTATCCCCAACATTCACGTTGGCGCGGCTCGCCGTGACACAGCTATTCCTGGCGCTGCAAGCTCAGAGAGCTACATCTGGACAGGTGACAGCATCTTCATGGGTATCCTCCACGGCTCAGACAGCATCCAGAGCCGTAATGGTGTCCGAATGATGCCTGTGGCCGCAGTTAACCTTGAGTTCGAGGCGATGAAGGCGGGTCAATATGACAAGCTTGACCTCACCGCTCGTAACGTCTGGGCTGACATGAGCCATCTCTTCAAGGTCGTAGATGGTGACCTTGGCTTCGTCCTCACGGACTGCCTCTAAGAGGGTGGCGTGGTCTGCTCATGTGGTCGCTCTCATGTAGCATTGGCTGAAGGTCCGAGCGCTGATCAAAAGGCGCTTGATGACCTGACGGCTCAGCTTCGTGATTTAAAAGGACCATATGGGCAGATCGTCAAAGCGAAGATCAAGAGCCTGCAAGCTCTGATCAAGGCTGAGGACCAATTCAGGAAAGACCTGAAGCGGGCTCAGCGTGAGACGGTGGCCAACCTACAGACCGCCGTTGAGCTCACGTCAGCTGACCAACTCCTAGCCCTACCAAGGGACCAGCTCCTTGACTTCATACTCAGGAGCGGGATGGGGTTGGCGGTTGAGGACTTTATCACAGCTCAAGAAGCAATCACTGAGGTGGCTATTGACACCCTCCAAGTGATTATCTCAGGGGCTAGTCCCTCTGATGTTCCTGACCTTGAAGCTTTGCAGATTGCAACCGCTGATCAGGTCTTTCAAGATGTCATCCTTCCTGACACCCTCACAGCTGTGAGGAGCGCTCTCCAAGGAATGACTGTAAACGTCCCCATGAGCCAAGCCATTGACGCGCTGAATCAGCGCCTTGAGCAGAGCACAGGGACACAGCTCACACAGGCTAGGACTCAGCTCAATAACTATGGGCGCACAGTCACAGCTAAAGCGGCTGAAGCGTATGACCTTGACCTCTACCTCTACACAGGCCCACGCGATGGCATCACCCGCTCCTTCTGTCGTCCACTCATTAACAAGGTGGTAGATGAGAAGCAGATGAGGAAGCTAGACAATGGTCAGGGGATGCCTGTTAAAATTAGCGGTGGCGGTTATAATTGCAGACACAGCTGGTCACCCATCACAGACACCTTCATGGAAGCGGCGGGGCTTCAGAAGGCCACGGCTCAGGATATAGCCAAAGCAAACGCAGGAGGCGCGCGATGATTAAGACTGTAACAGGTCAGACAAGAGTTTATGAGTGGGTGGCCCCTGGTCCTCTAAGCGGGTCAGCTGTGATGACTGTGGGGAGCTCCACACCTGTCACCCTCACTCAGACACGCGCCAATGCCACAGTCTCAGCTATCGCCAACGATAGGCGAACGCTCACAGTAGATAGCCAAGCTACAGCGCTCCAAGCTGATCAGCTCAAGGCTTACCTTGTGACTGATGGTGACAGCATCTACAGCGTTACTGTGGTGAGGATGGTGGGGACCACGGCCATCCTCGCTGAGCCTCTACCTCGTGAGGTAGACATGAGTGAGACGGCTGAGCTCGTCTTTGGGATGCACTATGGGACCATCCCCTCAGTTATCACCAACACATCAGGCTATTATCCCATTCAGGTCAGTTATACGCTCGACATGGGACAGCAGACACAGACCAAGCTTGAGAAGGGGCTTCTCAAGGTCACACCACGCCCATTTGATACAGGGCTGAGCCATGATGAGCTTGTGGGCCAATTCCCTCAACTAGCTGACATGCTCCCACGCCGTCAGAGCTCTTTTCAGGCTCAGATTGAGGCGGCCTTGGCTGAGGTGGTCTTGGTGGTCAGAGATCATCTGAAAGATGAGCCAGAGGTCACAGAAGATGAGGTGTTCAACGCTGGCTCATTCCTCAACGCTCACGCCTACTGCACAGCGGCGCGGGTGTATGAGATGGTCAACCAGCTTGATAACGCCAACCTCATGCGTCAGCGCTGTCAGGAGCTCATGGATATTAGCTTGAGATCATTGGCCTTAGACCGCGATGGGGACAACGTGGTGGATGATAATGAGCTAGATGTGGCTAAGAAGGGAGGGAGCGCGCGCGACCTCAGAGCCTCATGGAGCTCCTACTCCAAGACAGCCTATGATGCCACCTTCACACCCACGCGTGGGATGAGGCACTAACATGACCGCCAAGGTCAGGCTCAACCTCCCCACCTCGCTGTGGACTGCTAAGGATAGCGCGCGCTTGGCGCAGAATACCTTGGCGGCCATCAAGCTGAGGACCACCAGGGGGGTGGATGCTGATGGTAGACCTTTTCAGCCTTACTCAACTAACCCCATCTATGTTCCATATCGAGGGGCAAGGCTAAAGCCTAAGGGTGGGAGGGTATCACGCTCAGGTCGCTCAGTTTATTATGAGGGCGGGTATCGTGAGTACAAGAGTGAGAGCAGAGAGCACTTTGTGGGCTCGAGCGCCTTAGTGGACCTCACCCTCAGCGGGGCGCTTCTCAATAACCTCATGGTGCTTCAAGCCACAGATAGCTTCTTTATCATTGGCCTCACTCAGGAGGTCAGAGGCTATGGGTACAAAGTCAACGCTGAGCGTGAGTTTCTTGGTCTATCTCCCAGAGATGTCAATGTGCTAGTCTCAGCGGTACAAGCTGAGATCACAAAGAAGATCAAGAGGGGGAGCAAATGAGCCAAGGTATCTATTCAGCGCTCGATTATTTAGAGGGCCAGATTGAGGCCACCCTCCCCAAGACAGACTCACATCACGGCTTTGTGTCTATCAACAGCTCAGGGCGCGTGGGACCCCTTGAGGCTCATCAGCACACCACGCGCTTCTTCGAGCTCAGGCTTGAGACGTTCGCTATTGATGATGGTGAGGCTGGCATCAGTGGACGTAGGCGCGCCACAGTTAATCTGAGGGTGCGCTATGATATTGGTGAGCTCCACTTTATGGAGAGGATGATAGCTGAGGACGCAGCCGCGCTCATGGTCACCCTCAAAGGCCCACAGTATAATCTAGCCTCAACAGGTATCATCTCCCTGATACCTGGTGAGCCAACCACAGAGCCAATCCTTGACCCCACCTCTGAGGTCATGGCCTTGGTCTTAACCTTCCCCTTTGACCTGCTTTATTTGGAGGCGCTATGAGCGTGACCCACAGAAGTTTAAGCGTGGCTGTTGAGAGCTCCTTTGGCTCACTCAGCTCAACCACAGGCCTCCCTGACAACAGTGGCCTATCCTTCACCTCAATCCCATGTGAGCGTGACCCTATCATCGTTTATGGTGACCCTGTGGTCAGCGAGCGTAATGACGCGCGTGATGGTACCTATGGGCTCGCTCCTGAGCCTGACACAGTGTGGTCTGGTGGGTCGCGTGTTCGACGTCGAACAGGTCAAGTCACCCTCAGGCTTGACCTCACCACTGTGGGGAGCTCCACCACCAACTATGAGGCCAACTATCTTGGTCAGCTCTTAGCTGGTGGATTCAAGTCTGCTTATACCAACACAGGGACAGACTCAATCACCGCCATCTCAGACGTCAACACCTTCACGCCCACCACAGGCTCAAACTACATCGCTGGTGGCTTGATTGGTGTAGACATCAATGGGCGCGCTGAGTACAGCGCTGTAACTGATACAGACGTGACGGGTGATGTGACTGTGAGCCCTGCTTTCAGCTCTGGCTTCACAGGTACGCCAACCGCTCAGCTACTACAGACATGGTACGCGCCACAACAGACCGCTCAGCTTGGCTCAACGCGCTACTCCCTGAGCTTCCGTGTGGATGGGGTCAACTTCCGCTCATACGCTTATGGCTGCCGACTTGAGAGTATGACTCTGAGCCTAGACAATGGGCGCGTTATGGCTGACCTCACCTATCAAGCGGCGCTCATTCAAGATGATCACGCTTCAGCGGTTGGACCTGTCGAGCCAAGCTACAACAGCGGAGCGCCCTGCTTCTTCCGTGGCTCCTATGCTGTCATCTCAAGCGGGTCGCCCACCTCCCTGACTGACGCCTCAACAGGTGACACCTTGGGACGTATCGCCCTTGATGTGGATGACTTCACCCTCACAGTCACCAACACCCTCACGCCAAAGGGTCACTCTAACAGCATCCTGGCCATGAGTGACATGGAGGTGACTGATGTTGACGTAGAGCTCACGCTCACCTTGAGCAACGTCAACACCACCATCAATGATGACTTCTTCAATAGAACGCTACGTCAGGTGTTAGTGGGCTTTGGTCCATTGGCTAATGGTCAGGGTGGAGCCTTTCAAATCCCTGCGGCTTACCTTACTGTGGACCCCTCCAAATATGACCCAAGCGGGAATGACATCGTCAGACAGCAACTCACCTATAAGGCGTCACGCTTTGGTGGTGACATTGATGACGGCTCATATGAGGCTTGGAATAGTCCCTTTAGGCTTGCACTAGGCAAAGGTTAAAACACATGGCGCTCTCATTCCTCCCAGACTCTGACCTCACCCTTGACGTGGTGGTAACTTGTGACCCTGCTGTGGAGGCTACTCCTGAGCAGGTGAGCGCCTACATGTTGAGCGGTGAACCTTCAGACCTTGGAGGGAGCGAGGGCGCTACTGTGTTCACCCTCAAGGCGCTCTCACCTAGTGACAGGGAGACAGCTGAGGTCAAGGCGGGCGCTTACACCCGCTCTGAGCTTGGGCGTCTCTTATGGCTTGAGGCTCCTGATGAGGAGAGGGCCAAGGCGAGATGGCATCATGAGCTCCAAGAGGATGAGCGTGAGGCGCTCGCCTCCTATCAAAGCTATCTCAACAGGGTCTTTGTGGAGATGGTCAAGGTCGCCCTCATCAGCATTGATGGTGAGCCAGCTGAGGGGAAGCTTGACCTGATCAAGCCTGAGGCTCATAGGCTTCAGGTCATTACTGAGCTAGTGCAACACATCCAACGGATGAGCCTCTTAGGTCAGCGGGGAAAATAGCGCTCGCGTCCTCTGTATGGCTTGCCAACAGCGGGGGGCGCGGGTGGAGCTGTGACCAATGCAGGGAGCGCCCTGCATTAAGGCGTCAGCGTGGGAATTGTGGTGGTCCTTTTAAGGAGGGGCTTCCCCTCGCTCAGCGTGATGAGCGGGGCTTATTTGTCCCTGGTTATCGAGTAGCGCCAAACTGTGGCGGGGGCTTTGCTGACCTTGAGGTCAGGTCTTGTCCTATAGCTGATCAGAATAGAATGGCCTCAATCATTGAGGTCTATCATAGGCACAGGCAAGGGCTCAGCTCTATAGCGTCTAGCTATCCGCGCCCCACCTGTGCAATAATTGAGGCGCTTGACGTGCTACATCATAACTCTGAGGAGTTATTACACAGACAGCGTGAGCAAGCTCTACAGGAGACCCAGCATGGCTGAGAATACAATTCAGATCGAGGTTGAGCTAAAGGGTGAAAAGGACGTCACCAAACAGCTAGACAATTTGAAGGATGGAGCCAAGGACGTTGGCGAGGGCTTCAAGGGTGTCACCAAGATCATGGACAAGAGTAGCGCTCAGATTGGTGAGGGCTTATCAACCATGTCTGACGCTGTGGGGTCGAGCGTTGAAGCTGTCAAATCACTCAAGGGCGCTGTGGGCGCTTTGGGTCAAGGTGGTGTCGCCAGCTTCCTTAGCTTGGCTTCACCTATTGCCTTGGTCACTACAGCGGTGGCGGGTCTATATGAGGGCTTTAGACAATTAAGTGGAGCGGCTAAAGAGGCAGAGGACCGCCAAGAGGCTATGGCCGCCGCTTCAGCTGACCTCACCTCAAAGCTTGAAGCGCTCGCTGAGGGTGGAGTCATCCCAACCACTAGCGCCCTGCTCAAGTTCACTCAGGTCACCCTTCAATCTCAGGTAGCCAAGGAGCTCCTACAGAAGCAGGTGGAAAAGAGCCGCCCACAAATGGAGGCCTACACTGAGTCACTTGACGCTGTTGGCAAGGCTCAAGATGAGCTCAACAAGCTAGACGCTAAGGGCTTGAAGCTATCTCAGGAGGGCTTGGCGGCGCGTAGGCGATTAACCACAGCTGAGATGGAGCGTGATAAGGCTCAAGGCGCTCTCAATAAGCGTCTCAAAGCCCTTCAGGGTCCACTACAGCAAAACCTTGAGCTTATCGCTAAGGCGTCAAAGCAAGAGAAGGAGCTTGAGGAGAACACCACGGACAACCTCAAGGCCAAGGTCAAAGAAAACGCTGAAAGATTAAAGACCTTACAAGTAGCGGAGCAAGAGCTCTACACTCGTGACGCCTTAACGCTCGCCAACGCTAAAGAGCAGATCAGCCTTGAGGCATCTCAGGTGGCGAGGCGCGCTGAGGATATGGAGCGCGCTGACCTCATCAAGACCATTGACCAACAGACTCAGGCCATCCTTGAGCTCAACCAAGTGGACGTGGCAGGGCGAGCACAGGCAGCTAAGGCGCGCCGTCAATTTGCTGAGGCTGACAAGAAGGCGAGCGAGGCTGAGCGCAAGCGCCTCGAGGAGATGAGCAAGGCTAGAGCCCGCGCGGCTCAAGCTGAGCAGACACGTCAGACCCTCCTACAGAGCCAGCTCAATCAGCTCAATATCAAGCTCACTAAGGAGGGAGATGATGAGCTTTTAGCCCTAGCGCGTGAGCGTTATAAGACAGGGCTTGAGCTTGCCAAGGATGACGCCATGAAGCGGGCGGTAGTTCAGAAGCAATATCAGCTTGAGGTCAATACCATCATGGACCAGGCTGAGGCTAAAGAGTTCGCCCGAATGGAGAGAATGGACGCTGAGCGTGAGCGTGAGCGTCAACGTCAGCGTGAGCAACGACAGAAGGACGCCGCTGACCTAATAGCTCAACAGGAGCTGATGGTGAGTAGTTTTGCAGAGTTCACCAAGGCGATCACCAAGACCACAGCAAGCGAGCTTCAATCCGCCGCCACAACCTTAGGGTCTATCATTGATGAGTATGGTCAAGGTTTTGCACAAGCGGCGGCTGAGGCTGCCCTCTTTGGTGATGTGGCAGGTAAGAGCTTTAAAGAGGCCACGGGTGAGCTCCTCAAGTCATTAGCAGTGGAGGCCACAGTCAAAGCGCTTATGAAGGGCGCTGAGGCTTTAGCGATGGCGTTTATCAATCCCGCTCTAGCTGGTAACTTGGCAGCGAGCGCCGCCGCTTATGGAGCTGCCGCCGCCGCCGCTAGAGCTGGCGCGGGGGCGCTTGGTGTAGGTGGTGGCGGTGGAGGTGGTGGGACAACCGCCTCACCATCAGGAGCTCCACAGGTGGCGAGCGCTCCACAGCGTGAACAGGCTGAGACTTCATCAACTGTGGTCAATATCAACTTTGGAGGCGCTGTGATATATGACACCCAAGAGGCAGCGCGTCGCGCTATGGTCAACGATATAGTCCAGACCTACAACCGCAACCCTAGAGGGATGGCGCGCTTTAGTCAGCAGAGGATGAGGTGAAACCATGCCATACAACACACCCGCTCCCAACTTCGGACTCTTGGCTGCCTTTGATGCTCGCCAATGGGCAGGGGTTGACGTGGTACGCTACAACGCCACAGATGTCAGCCTTCCTTCATACGCCACAGGGGGGGGAGTATATGAGGATGGCCTCTTCTTCCTCAATGGGAGAGGGGTTGGAGATACCACACCCACAGACGCGATGGGGACGCTTGAGGAGGCTTTGGGGACATTAGCCACCTTCAACACCACATGGTCTGTGGAGCTCACAGAGGACGATAGAATCAAGATCACCTCAGACGCTCTTTTCAGAGTGACCCCTCTTGACGCTGATGTCTTAGGGCTTGGCACATCTACAGCTGTGGTTGATGGGGCTAATTTTAGCGTGACCGCCTCAGCGGATTGGACGCGCGGCGTCTATAGTGGCGAGCGCTACAGGTTTGATAATCTGTTAGGGACTAGCTTTGACGCCTTCAGAGCAGCTGAAAATAGGCCATGGCCTTCTCAGGACGTAGTGACCACCTTGAGAGAGCGTGGCTCAGGTGACGTGGATGACCTAGCGCCTACAGATTGTCTTGAGGAGCTCATCAGGGACCAAGCGGGTCAGGAGATTAGGTGGATTCTCAATGATGTGGGCCACGTTGAAGTCTGGTATATGAGCACAGGGCTATTTGGTTGGCTTGATACTAGCTTCAGAGATCGCCTTGGGTTCAATGGGCGTGAGGACGCTGAGGCCATGGGCTCAACAGCTACAGACTATGTGGCGCGTATCGTGGCATCCAATCCCATGCCAGGGGCGCTCCTCCCCTCAAGACCCTTCCAAGATCACCACTACAGCGTGGAGAGCGTGACACAGGCGCGCCGTAAGATTGGCGGGGGTTACACCTCCAACCTCATTGGCACCTACACCACAAGCGCGCTGAGCTTTGACCTTGACGCCTTGCTTGATGTCCGTGATCTATACCGCCACTTTACTGATAGCTTTGTCCCTTATGCCTCCAATGGTGAGCGGGTCAACTTCTACCAAGGGTGGGGTGATTCTAGGCGCTCGCTCAGGTCAGCTTTGGTCAGCTTCACACAGGAGCCCTATGACCTCATCTACACCTCAGAGGACAATGGTGACCAAGGTAGGCTCAGGTGCTCGATTGTGACCGCCTCCTATGATCTAGCCTTTGGCTCACTTAAAAGGCGTGTACCTGTCAGCCTGAGATTGGAGCACTTATGAGCAACAGCTTCACAACTCCTCCCACGCTCGCTGATGAGGTGACCGTGGTGGCGGGTCAGGTCATAGGTGAGGGAGCTGTCACAGCTATGAGTGACACCGCCAACTATCTCTATGCTTATGGTGGGACTCACAACGTCATCAGCCAAGCGTGGGCTGAGGGTCAATTCACTCAGAAGGGGACCACCTACCAGCCAATGGTTGAGTATATGATCCCCATCATCACACATGAGCACTATGAGCTCCACCTTCACCTGATAGCCTTAGGACCAGGGGGCATAAGGTCAACGCTGACCATTGGCTCAGACGTCTACACCGCTGAGACGCTCTCAACAGGAGCTGGCCCACACATCATTGAGCAGACTGTGACTGTAACTTCAACTCCCCTAGCTAGTTATGGGACATTATCCATTGAGGTGAAGCACACCACAGGCACACCCAACCACCATGAGATAAGGACGCTTGCAGCTCATTGGGTGGCTAAGGCGTCACCACTCTCAACAGGCGCGCTCCCTGATGGTAAGCTGAACATCTACACACCTTTTGGGATTAACAGAGTGGGGAATGATTATCCTCTGAGCGCTCGATGGGGTGTGGATATGCTTGAGAATATCGAGACGCTGAGGAGGAGGGTCCTCGCCTATACCTCATGGTCTGGTGTAGATAATCTGTTTGCCGCTCCCACTTCAGTCTCAGACCCTGCACCTGCTGTTTATCTAGGTGTGGGTGACATTGAGGTGTTGTTTAGCCCTGTATTTATCCCTCATGAGGCGTTTGATGGCGACAACTTCTACACGATTACAGTGTGGTTTAACATGGTGAATATCAGCGCCCTTTATCCTTCAGTGACTTATGTGATTATGGGTCAAGAGATCACCTTGACAGCCAACGGGTGGAGCTCCCATGACATCACTATAAGACCTGACCAAGATGAGGAGATGAGCCAGCTCTTTAACTTCTCAGTTTATCGAGCGGGATTAGATAACGCTGACCACAATTGGGAATTTCTGCTCAATATCGAGCAGAACCCTACCTTAACTCCAGGAGTACCTTGGATTAAAGGGCTCTGTATTTGGGGAGTATGAGACATGGCCACACCTACTAATTTTCAACCGCTCCCATCAGCTCAGGTTTGCGCTAATGGTGTGATCACCATGGGGGCCCCTGTGGCTCAGATGGCGCTGTCACTCAAACAGCTAAACCAAGTCAAGTTTCGATCAGCTGGCTATTATCATGTAGGGCGCTCCACTTGGCAGGATTGGAACTCAATCAACTACGCTAAAGGGGCCACCTTTGGAGGTTATCAAAACATTCCAGCCAAGGGCTATATGGATGAATTTGATCTATTTTATTTTAGCCTACCAACCTCTGAGTGGATTGGGATTGAGATCACCTATGGAGCCGCCTCATCAAACCCCACCTCTTTGACGGGGCCTAATATCTTGGTTGAGTTATATGGGATAAGTGGGGGCTCGATTGGCGCCAAGATAGATGAGGGGATCCTCTTCACATATCCCGCACAGCTCCAAATCTTACAGCGTGGTCAGCTCACAGGGTTAGCGAGGGTCAACACAGGCTCACGGCTCTATACCTTCCCAAGTGGAGGGTTGAGCGCTCCCACCTTCCCGCGACCTCTCTACATACCACCTGCCAACCGAGGTGATGAGCTCGCTGTCAGGGTTACAGCTGAGGAGGTTATCATCTATGCGGTCCACTTGTTTGACATCTATCAGGAGGCCTAATGAGTATCACGGATGATCGAGCGCGGCGGGTGTTTGTCTTAGAGGTGGCGGGGCTTCCTGTGCGCTACTCCTCAGGAGGCTTTGACCCTACAGACGCCAACTTCTCAGGGACTATCGCTGTGGGGATAGCCTATGAGGACGTGGAGGCCATTGTCAGCGTTGGCGCTTATAGCTCACAGCTTGACCCCTCAGGGGGGGTGGCCACCTATGGAGCGCTCACAGTCACCCTGGCAAGCGATAGGCTGAGGGGTGGCGTCAATGACCCCGCCACTATCTTTGGAAGGTGTGGCGCTCGAGCGTCAGCCCCCTTTAGGGCTCAAATCACCTCAGAGATTCTATACGCCACAGACTCAGGTACTGTGGACATTGACACCACAGTCTCAGGCGTCACCTATCCCGCGCTGTTTCACATAGGCGCTGAGACGATCAAGGTGACAGGGGTCACCCCTATAGCTGGCGGTGACCGCCTCACGTTTGATCAGCGCGCTGTGGGTCGCTCACAACGTCAAGCCCACCTCATCACTCAGGGTGGGACCAATGTCCCAGAGGTGGCCACAGCCATCACCACCTTTAGGGGTCGGCGCGCTTCTCTGTGGGTAGCTCAGGAGCTCCCTGATGGTGGCCTGTCTGACTTCACCCAAGTGGTCAATGGCTTCCTTGATTCCTCACCTGTGGTTGAGGAGGGTGGCACAGTCACCCTAAGCCTGACGCCTATCATCGCTCTCTTGGATGGTCCCATCACAGAGAGGGGGCGCAACACCACCCACCTCCTTCAAGGCTTCCACCACTACAATGGGAGTGAGGGCAGCTATCTTGAGTGGGCTGTAGACCTTCAGGATGGTGGGGCTCAATACCATATCGAGCGCGCTACTATTGACCCAACAGCCACACCGCCTCTGTTTGAGATATGGGATGGCGGGCTAGATAACCTCAGGCTTTTTTGGATGGCTGGCCCTAAGGGTGTTGACCCTGACACGGATGGCAATCACCCGCGCTACCCACGGCTTGAGGGTAGGTTTGAGGGGGGCACAGAGCAGATATTTTATCCAACACTAGCTAGCGGATCATTCATCCGATATGACGCCACAAACACAATCTATAACACCTCAGGAACAAGTGAATACATTCCTGTCAGGACCAACTCAGAGGCAGAAGCCAAGCGCCTTAAGCTAGGTGATAATGAGGTTAAGGCGTGGCCTGATGCTGTGATTGATGGCCTCCTAAATGAGCCTGAGTATGTCACAGGATATGATGGCTCATGGGCTAGGTGGCAACTTAGCGCTAATGGGATGATCACAGTCTCTCCCAATGATGACCCCGATGGGGTCAGGCCAAGAATTATTTTGAGCCAAGGGAGCCTGAGTAACATTGAGCCTCGCGCAAGATATTGGGACTCATTGGGCCCACGCCCTCCTCTGTGGACACGCTACCGCCTCTGGTACCCTTTGGACATTAGGAAGCCAGACTCTGAGAACAGATTCAGCTCAGACCATAGGACAGGGACCACTCGCCGAGTGGTGACTAGAACCTTGGCCTGTGCCGATGACAGCACACAACGCTCTAAGAGTTATCCCATCAAGGGGATTGCTCTTGGCTACTATCAATGGCGTGAGCTCACCATCTTGGTAGAGAGCGGGCTTGGCTTGCCAGCGAGCGCCACAGCGGGTGAGAGCTATGACGTCCAAGTCAAGTATGTAGACCGCCGCGCTGAGGAGGTGCGCTATCAATGGCTTAAAGCCACTCACCAAACCACGGCGACCTATGACAGCTCCACAGTGGGCTACATCATCCACCTTGACCCTGCTCAAGATTGGGATTTGGTCAGCTCCTTTGGTGATTGGCCTGACGCTGAGCGCGCTGAGATTTATGGCGGGGCGCTGTTCGACAAGGAGCGCCCTGGTGAGATCATCCTCAAGCTCCTTGAGAGTGGTGGAGGTGACTCCAAACTTGGGACATATGACGTCTATAGCATTGGCCTTGCCATCCCCTCCTCAGAGATAGATGAGGCCAGCTTCCTCACCTATGATGGGACGAGCGCCTTCACCTTCTCAGGAGCCATCTCAGGTGATGGGGTGGCCATCCGTGACGTGATTGACAGCATGCTCAAGGCCATGAGCTGTGCGCTCATCATGAAGCGTGACCTTAATGGGCGCTCTAAGCTCACCCTTCAGCCTATCGGCGCTGAGCGCTCAGGTGAAGCGGTGGCCACGATTGAGGCGGGTGATTGGCATCAAGACCAGCCACCCACTTGGTCAATTTATGAGGACGTAGTGACCCAGACTGTGGTGAGATTCCAATGGTCCACAGAGGAGGAGCGCTTTGGCTCTGAGGTTATCTTTAACAATCAAGAGGCGATCAACCGCTATGGTGGCGAGCGCTCACGGACTAGCCTTGACCTGTATGGGTTGACTGACAGGGACTTGGGGAGCTCCCTTGGTGACACGCTTGGCTACTTCCTCCCTGTGGTCGCTCGTCAATGGAACCTCCTGAGCAATCCTCTGAGGCTGTGGCGTGGCTCGATTGGCACAGGTCAAAGCATTCTCCTAGATGTGGGCGCCTATGTTGACGTAAGCTCACCTCTCCTCAAAGGCTATGGCGATGAGTGGGGCGTCACCAATGAGGTGGGGATGGTTCAATCTATCCATCAGGAGCTCATGGGTGAGGGCGCACAAATTGAGATCATCCATACAGGGACCAAGCCTGTAGCATGGAACGCCTCAGCAGATGTCACAGTCATCAGGTCAGCCACTAGCTTAGAGGTGGCCAACTTCAGCTATGGGACCACATCAAGAGATGTGAGCTTCTTCGAAGCGGGTGATGTGGTGGACTACTTGCCAAGGGGTGACCATGACAACGCCATCACAGGGCTAACTATTGACAGCATATTGGGGAACGTGATCACCTTCACGGCGTCCCATGGGGTCACAGTCACAGGCGGAACCCTTGAGCCCACTATCTACACAAGCGCCTCAACACACCACAAGGCTGACGCTTATCTAGCTAGCGACACTAGCCCGCCTGTGTTAGGCTCAAATACAGAAGCGCAAAGGTACAGCTAAATGAGCAAAACCAAGGCCCAATTAGAGACGGAAAATAAAGAGCTCAAGCTCATGGTGGCTGACATCAAGGAGAGCTATGAGCATGAGCTCAGGCGTCTCCACCGCGCAATCTCTCAAATGGGGCTAGACCTCAAGGCGCTTGAGGTTGACTCACGCCCTGAGCGCACAGTCTACGCTTCACCTCAGAGCCGTGAGGCGCTCGATAGAGCACAGGCAGAGTGGGAGCGCAACGTCACAGAGCCAAACTATGGCGGGGATTGGCAGCGCATCAATACATACATCAAGAGCTCAGAAGGGATTGGTTGGAGCTGGGAGGCTGACTATACACGCAACGGTCAATTCTCATGGTGTGGAGCGTTCGCCGCTTTTGCCTATGGGCGGTCTGTGCTCCCCTCGATCCGTCAAAAGATCTTCCCTAGCTGCTACAGAATGTGGAGCTCATGGGGTAAGACCTCAAGGTGTAGGGATGGGGAACAGCCACAGCCAGGGGACATTGTGACTGTGTTCACCTCAGATGACCATTCACCTGTTCAGGGGAATCACATTGTCCTAGTGGTGTCATCACCTGATGACATGGGACTATTTGACACCTTAGAGGGGAACGCCCATGGCGAGGGGCCAGAGGGCAGGATTGAGGGTGTCATCAAGCGTCAGCGCTCAATGGATAGCGTGGCTCACATTTATCGACTACTCAGCGAAGATTTTGAGGATTAAATCATGGCTAGACTTAAAGTGACTGAGCCCATTATCAGCGGCTCTACTCGTGGCTCAATCGACCTCTCAGGCGTCTCCAACACAGATTGGAATGACCTCACCTCAGCTGACTTCATTGACGTCACCACAGGGAGCGCTTGCGCCTCAGGTCTAGCCTTTGAGTGGATTGGCTTCACCAATGAGGGCTCTGATGTGATGTTCATTAAGTATCGAGCGCGCACAGGGGCAGGGGACGCCACCACTAATGAGATTGCTGTGGGTCAAATCTTCTCAGATGACCTGGGCACCTTGAGGACGTCAGTCCTCACCATCGCATACAAGAAGAATAACGCCGCTGACACAGTCCGTGTTATCGCTGGCTTTAGCGCTATCTAAGGAGCTCCATCATGTCTGTTCTATTCCTTCCGCCATCAGCGGGCGCCGCTTCAGTACCTGACGCAACTGAGACAGTCTCAGGGAAGATCAGGATTGCAACCTCAGCAGAGGCCACAGCGGGAACCAATGACGTCACCGCTATGACCCCAGCTAAGACCAAGAGCGTGGTAGACGCCGCTGTGGTTGGTGGAGTCACCTATCAAGGCACCTTTGACGCCTCAGCACCCGCTGACCTGAGCAACGCCACCAAGGGTGACCTCTACATCATCAGCGTGGCGGGAACCTACCAAGGGCAGGCATGGGCGGTGGGTGACCACCTCCTCATCAACGCTGACATGGGTGGCACCCTTGACCCTGCCAAGATCGACAAGGTGGACAACACTGACAGCGTGACGAGCGTGGCGGGGCGTACAGGTGCAGTCACCCTCTCAACAGCTGACATCTCAGGCTTGGCTACTGTGGCGAGCACAGGCGCCTACTCTGACCTCACAGGAGCTCCCACGCTCGCAACTGTAGCAACCACAGGGGCCTACTCTGATCTGAGTGGAACACCAACGCTAGGCACAGCCTCAGCTGAGGACGTAGGGACGAGCGCGGGGAACGTAGTGCAGCTTGACGGATCGGCTCGTTTGCCTGCGGTCGATGGCTCACTCCTCACAGGCATCACGGCAAGCGTAGCAGCGCTTAATGATGTCGGAGATGTCAACGCACCGACGCCAGCCGACACCAACGTCATCAAATATAACTCCACATCAGGCGATTGGGAGGCGGGGTCGGTCGCTGCCTCTGAGGTGTCAGGGCTCG